ATGTGTAGACTCATTTCTTTAAGAATGGTTTCAAGTCAGGAGCAGTCCAGCCCTGGGGCTTGAGCACCTTGCCATCTTCACGTTTGCGTACCTTGCCAGTTTCCTTGTCAATCTTGGCAAAGTTTGTACTCATTACTTCTTTCCATGCACTTTCTGCATCATAGCCTGCTGAATGAATAGCACCGATTGTGACAACCAAGATATCAATAAGTGCATCCAGTTGTTCAATCTCGTCATCAGCCAATACAGCTTGATGCAGTTCTCCGACTTCTTCGTCGATCAGTTTCATGTACATTGCGTACTGAGCTAGATCAGATCCATCAACTGACTGATCGCAAGCCCGCATAAACTTCTCTTGATCACGAAAGGGATTTGTCACGTGCTGCCTCCTGGGTATGAAATGGACCTTGATATTGATAGCGTTCTAACACAATTAATTTTGGGTTGCGAAGCAGTTTCCATGCACGATGTTGTTTCACAGCATACCAACCTGCGGCATACCATGACTTTGATTTGTTTTCTTTTGTAAACAACGGCAATCGGTGTTTCACATCCCACATGGGATTGAATGCTCTACATCCTGTTTCAAAACCATGCACTTGATCTGGTGCAGGTCGGGTGGTCTTTTCAGGTGGCACAAATTCAATATTGACCTTTTTACGCACCATGGGAATGGTTTTGAATTTACCAACTTGGTCATTGATGCGCACAGTGTAGCCATCGCCTTCGGCTTCAACCACGCCTACCTTGCGATCATCTTGCTTCAAGATCCAATATTTTTTATCCACTATGGGTTTGGCTTCGATCATCTAATACTCCTTTGTATGTTTGATTCAACCAGCGACCTATTGCATCTGAATAGTCACTGAGTTTGGTAAGTTCATATTTGCCACAGAATCGTAAAAAGTGCGCACCTACCATGCCCACATCCTTATGGCTAATCTGCTCACGTATGGCTTCATCTACCACAGCTTTGATTGCATCAGGCTGTGCAGTGAGATCAATTAGGGTGCGATTGCGTTCATAATCATCCAGCACTTTGCGTTCGGTTTGTTCATGATCCATCCAACGTTGCAACATGAGATTGTTCCACGCATAGCCACGCTTGTCACGATCTTCAAATGCTTCTGTCAGTCCCACTTGATTCTTGGTGCCTTTCACACGCACACCTGGATAGGCCGAGAACACATTGTCACCAGGATCACCACGCATGCATTTCAAGAACAGTACCCAGTTCTGGTAGTCCACGGGTGGCACAAAGTTGGCGTCAGGTTTGCCAACCTTGATCTTTGAGTTGCTCTCAATGGTAAATGCCAAGTTTTTGCCTTTTGCGTCTGTGACACCCGTGGTACTGAACAAGTGATCGTTGATGCCATTGTACAATTTCACATTGGGTGCAATCAACTGCACAAAGTCAGAATCTGAACTGACCACAACATGTTCATCCAGGGGGTGTAGTGCAATCCAACGTGCAATGATGTCATCTGCTTCGGCTGTTGCGCAACGGACGACACTACAGTTGGTTCGTGTAGACAAGTATTTAGTCAGCTCATCATACGTTTCCCAGAACAGTTTGTCCTCTTCTGCTTCTGACTCGCTCATCTGCCCACGTGCCACAGCACGGTTTGCTTTGTAAGGTTTATAGTGATCTTTGCGCCAGGACCTGCCCTCTAGTGCGAACACCACATGGTCGGCACCAAGATCACGTGCCACTTTGTTTGCACTCATCAAGGTAAGGTGCAGGGCAAAGCCCAATTTGGTCCATGTGTCTGCGGCACGATGCGCCTGGTGTCGCGCACGGAAAAACATGTTGCTAGTATCAATCAGTAGGTAGCGCATCTGTGTTCACCAAGTTGTGTTGTTTGATGTATTGTAACACATACTTGGCCCAAAAGCAATGGCCTTTGGCATCAAAATGATACCATTTTATAGGCACATGCCCGTTTTGTTGTAAAATAGCATTGTAAGATCCTTGCCGATTGTAAGGATACATGTAACTGGTACCCCAAATATGTTGATTTTGGACATCACTGAAAGTGTTGTTCCCACTGTAAAACAAGTGAGGAATGTTCGACCTTTTAAGTTCAGTATGCAATGTCCAAATCTTTTCGTGACACTCATGGGTCTTTGCCGTCCAATCTACATCAACCACAAACTGTTTGTACCGCTGTTGTAATTCTCTCGGTACCCAATCCGCGCCAGATGCGTTTACTTGATACCATGTGCCTCGATGCAGCCATTCTTCACGTTCCCAAGTGGTCCACTGTATTACCATGAACACACGGTGCAATTGATCAGGATTGTTGGTGATCCATTCACGTGTGGTTCTTGCAATGCGATCGTTACTGCTGGCAGACTCTGCATCACAGTGCAATGTCATGCCGAGATCTCTTGCCAGATGGGTGCACCAACTGGCTGCCAAGTTGAGTGGATGTGGGCGACGATCTATACCGTTCTTACCATCATCCACAGCAAATGCATCTGGCACAACTGCTTCTGCGGCTGCTGTGTGACTGCAACCGTTGGCATACAATATCATCGTGGACTGGGACCACCTGTGTCGTCAGCACCCACTGGTTCCCAGGATTCCAGTTTCTTCTTCAAGTCTTCAGCTTGTACCACACGTTGACGTAGTTCACTGCTGCTGAATGAATGATCTCGTCCATTGAAATGTAATTCAATATCACGCTTGTGACAAATCTCACGGCCGGTGAATTCTCGGCCCTCATACTCCACACCAAGAATGCGCACATCAATGGGCAATACCAACAACAGGTCTTCTAGGTCTTTTTCGGTATTGTACACCCAAACTTCATCTACATACTTGCAACCTATCAGTTGCAGTTGTCGTTCTACAATGCTTTGTACTGGTCTGTTTTTGTTGGGACGATCCAAAGTAGGATCGTTTTGTAACGCACAGATCAGGTAGTCACATTCTTCTTTGGCCTCACGCAACATGGCTATGTGACCAGCATGTAACAAATCAAATGTTGAGGCTGTAAAGCCAACTCTTCTTCCATCCATCATAATCTATTTCCTTAACTGATTTCTGTGCGTCCGTCGCCAATGTCTCGAGTGTGTACATAACCATTTGCCGAATTGCGCATGGCTTGATCTTGTTCCCATGTTTCCATTACCACGTGTCTGCACACATTTTGGAACCAGCGATCCACAATGTCTGAATCTGCATCTGTGGGCTTCATCATGTAGCCGGCTTTGACCAGTCGAGCAATGAATATTTCATTCCAGTCTAGTTCAAATGCACCTTGGTGCAAGTTGTTGGGATCAATGTCCATGGTTATAATGGCCACATAAGGCTCACCTTTTTCAGTGGCAAGTTCTTTGGCGGTTTTTTCTGGTGCTCGGGGCACACGCACAACCTTTTCTTTTTCCTCTTTTGCAGGAGGTTTAGTTTTAAATCTATCAAAGAATCCCATTATTTGCCCCACCCGTTGCCCCAAAGGTCAACATGTAATCTAGGACTGTACCAGTAGCCACGCTTGAGTGCTTCATCAGCAACATTGATTCTGTTGCCATCATACACTGATACTACGCCGCCCACAGGCATCACAAACACAGGACCACCAAACTCACGCAGTCGATATTCATCCACAGCACGATCCAGTTCATCAAAGTCTGCAACCTTTTCTACAACAAACTTGAGATATGTAACACCGTAGGTTTCATAGTCCCACACAACATCAGGCTTGATAGCGTCCTCCCATGACTCTCCTGATACACTGAGTTTGGGACTGACTGAGAATGTGATCTCACCAAACCAGTTGCGCAAATAATCTTTAAACTCACGAGTCAAGTCTTGAGTACCATTGGTCTCAAATGTGATATGCCGTAGGCCACGTTCGTGTAACACATCCAACAGTTCGGGATAGGCACGTTGCCATCCCAGCAATGGCTCGCCTCCGGTGATTACCAAATGCACAGGGTTGCCATTGGGTTGCAGCCAGTTGCCACGGGGCAATAGCGCAGTCATTCGGTCCACCAGTTGCTCCACTGTGTATGTGGGACTCAGGTGTTTGAAGTCCGGGTGCCAACTCGCATAACTGTCACAGCCTGTGCTCACCAAGGGTAGCTCTTCAAATGTTTTGTACAACTCCACAGTCTTGGCCACTTCGTCTGCTTGCTTACTCTTTTCTCCAGGCTTGCAACCAAACCCTGAACAAGTGAAGTTACAACCAAACATGCGCAAGAATATGCTGGGTACTCCAACATAGCGACCTTCGCCTTGTGCTGAATAAAATAATTCTGATACTTTGAGTTTCATGTGTTTCCTATAATCGGGTAACCCGAGACATGCCCGAGCGTTTTGGATCTTTATTTAGATTGATACTTTCTTCATGCATTTTAACACGAGTTTCTGCTTTTGTCACCCAACCTGGTAATACTGTGTCTATATAGGCCAAATGTTCCGCAGGGCTGGGATGTGGATCAACACGATTTGGAAAACCAGTTGGATACAATACCTCTTGATAACTAGGTAAAATGCTGGTTAACACATCTGAGTATAACTCTATGACATCATGTGGTTCTCCGGGGGCAGT